GTCCAGGCCAAGGTGCAGCTTGGCCTCGGCCCGGGTGATGGGCTCTGTGGCGACTGCAGTGATGACTTTGAATTTCATGGCGTGTCCTATGAAAAAAGCCCTCGCGGGGAGGGCTTTTCACGTAGTGGCCTGGTGATCAGGCCGGCGGGTTGGCGGTGGGCGCGCTTTGCGGGCCAGACAGCACAGCGATCGATGACAGCAGCGCCGCCGAAGCATTGTTCGCCGGGGTGATGGTCAGTCGGGTGTAGCGCTTCGTGCCCTTGTAGCCCAGCTTGCGGCACTCGTTGTCGTCATCGAACTGGAAGCCGGCGAGGGCCTCCGTACCGATCAGGTCGGCATCGGCCACGGCCGCGGCGTCGCTCAGGTTCGCGGCGTCGCCCTCCTCCAGCAGCACCGTGAAGGTGGCATCTGCGTCGGCGATCGATCCGGTAGCGATCAGGTAGGTCAGGCCGTCGAAGCCCTTGCGGTCGATGATCTGGCCAACCTGGGCGGTGTTGTCCGAAACGGACACGGGGCTGATCACGCGCTTCACGTCGATCAGGTTCAGAAGGTCTTTCATGATGTGGTCCTTTTAGATGGGATTGGGAAGCGCCGCCGAAGCGGCGCGCGCCGATCAAGACGTGGCGATCTTGAACAGCTTGACGGCCTCGAACTTGGCGATGCCACCGCCGACACGGCGACGGGCCAAGAAGCGAACGTGCGGGAAGGCCGTGGCCGGGTCACGCAAGACAGCAATGCCCTTGCGCTCGATCACGTAGTACGCCTGCTTGAAGTCGCCGAAGGCGATGGGGTAGGCGTTGGCGCCGATGTCGGCCATGAAGTCGTCGGTGACGACGTTGTAGCCCAGCAGGGTGCCCACGGCGCCGGCCATAAAGCTGTCCTTGGTCATGCCCCACAGGTAATTGCCCTGGCCGTCCTTCAGCTTTCGAATCGAGCCCAGCGTGGCGTCGTTCATCAGGAACGATGCACCGGCACGGTACTGACGCTTGAGCGCATGCACCAGGTCAATCAGGTAGTCAGACGGGTTGGACGCGGCCCAGCTCGAAGCGCCACCGGAGGCCACGTAGCCGACTTTACCCCACGAATACGAGGCGTTTGCCACGTTCGTGTAGTCCGTCAGGCCGCGCGGACCGTTCACGCCGTCGCCGGAAATGAAGTCTGTGCCTTCCATCTCGGCGAACTCGATGCCCATCTCCATTTCCAGGTCGGCGCCCACGTCTTGCGTGGCGTCTTCCAGGGCTTCGGAGGTGATGCGCTGCTCACTGACGTAGGTGCCCGGCTTGAATTCCAGTTCCACCCAGCCCGGCGAAGTGCCATTGCTGGGGGTGGTGTTTTCGCCTCCGCGCGATGCGCCAGAGGTGCCCGTGACCTTGACCAGCTTTTTGTAGCTGGCAGAGCCAATCGGGATGACGCGGGCCACCTGACGCATGGCGCTGTAACGCTGCACCACGCGGTCAATGCCCGCTTCCATCTCTTCGCCCACCAGGTAGCCGCCCTGCGTGGAGGTGCCCACGTTGATGGTCTTCTTTTCGGCTTCGGTCAGGCCGTCGATGCCCTTGCGCAGGTACTTGTCCTGTGCCGCCTTGTATTCGGCGTACTGGTCGGCGGTGACGGGCGCGAAGGACTTGCCGGCTTCCATCGCGTTGGCCTGCAAGCGCAGGTTGAACGACTTCAGCGCCAGCTCGGCAGCTTCGGCCTTCTCAGCGGTCTGGCCAGGGCGCTGACCCTTGAGGGACAGTTCCTTGACTTCTTTTTCCAGCGCTGTCATGGCGTCATTGGCCTTGGCCAGCTTCGCCTCGACATCGGCCAGAGATTCGCCCTTTTCGAGCTTGGCAATGCGCTCGTCCACCAGCTTCTGGTGCGTGGTTTGCGCTTCGGCGTATTTGTCCCACTTTTCGGACAGGTCTTTCAGTTCCATGGTCTTTCCTTTCGGGAATGAAAAAGCCGCCCGGAGGCGGCTGGTTTTGCGGTCTGCGCTTTTCAGCGCTGGAGTTGTGCCGTGCGGCGCTCAATTGCCGCCGCCAGCGCGCCCAGCTCGTCGGACTCACTCCGACCGCCCAGGGACTTGAAACGGGCAATGAAGCCCGTTGCGTCTGCCTTGCTGAGCCTGCCAACCTCACGAAGGAAGGACTCTGCTTCGGCATACGTTTGAATGCCGTCAATCGCGCTCTTGACTGAGCTGATCTGTGCGGCTGGATTTGCGGGGAATGTCACCACTGACACCTCCCACAGATCCACTTTCTTCAGCGTGCGGATTCCCGTCACGCGGTCATATGTGTCTTCACGGGTAACAAACCCGATGGACAAGCCGTTAACGGCTTTGGCCTTCATGAGTGCCCGCGCCTCTTTCGCGCGCTGCACGTCATTCACCAGAAGCTGGCCTTTGCAATGCAGGCCATCGGCGCGCTCTTCCATTTCCAGGTGCGGGCCGATGGGCTCACCGCTGCGGTGCTGCCACAGCACGGGCGGCAAGCGGTTTTGAGCCTTCCACGCGGCCAGCGTATCCGTGAATGCGCCGGGCGCCACGATTTCCTTGTATGAATCGACGTTGCCGAAGACCGATCCACGGCCCTCAAAAATGCCGTCTTCTTCTACCGCTTTGATTTCAAAAGGTCGCTCGATATATCGCAGTTCCATGATTTCCCTTTCAGGGGTTTGCCGGCGCGGGCGCGCGGGCGGGTGCCGCAACACGCGGCGGCAGTTTTGCGGCCTCGCCGCCAAATGGGTCCAGTTCCAGCAGCTCGCGCACTTCGTCTTGAGTCATCCATGCCGGCGAACCACCAGAGCCCAGCGCCTTGGCGAAGACTTCGGCCTGATCCTTGGCCGTGGCCAGCAGCAGGCCGCTGGCAATGTGCTTGAAGTAGTAGCCCTGCTTGCGCTCGTCGTCGCTCAACAGGTTGATGTCTGCGGATTCTTGAATGCGAGTCCACCATGGCGCCAGGGTCTGCACGCGGTGCGCTGCAAACATCGCCTCGGCGCTGGCGTAGGTGTTGGCCTTGTCGCCCGTGAAGCCGATCACGGTCGGCAGAATCCCGAAGAACCGGCAAACCTCTTCTACTTGCTGATCCCGAATTTCCTTGTGCTGGGCGTCCACGCCGGTCATAGTCTGAGACAGCCACTTGGCGCCACGGTCAAGAATCAGCGTCCCGCCGCCGCCAGCCGCCGCTTCTTTTTTGATCCAGGCGCTGAGCTTTTCGTACTGACCTTCTCCCAGATTTCCGTCCACCGAATACACCCCAGTGGGCCGCACACCGTTTGCATGCAGGTTCGCTTGGCTCTGCTCCAGGGCAATTGACAGGCCCATGGCTTCGCGGGCCATGGCCAGCGTGTCCAGCCCCATGAATCCATCCCATGAGGGGCCGCGCACATGCCAGATTTGATCTTGCGCCAGTTCCTCGGTCACACCATCGCGGCCCGTGACCTTGTAGGTGATGCCCCAGTCAGTATGCTGGACGGGCTTGACGCGCGCCGGGTCCAACAGGATCAGCTCTGCCACCTTGCCCCGGTATTTCCCCTTGTAGGCATAAGAGTTGCCCATGCACGCATGAAGCGCCTGTGTCTCGCGGAACTCGAAGGCGGTTTGCCAGGAATTGGGCTTTGCCGTCACCAGGTCATACAGCACATGGTCACGCGCTGCGCGCTTGCGTGCCAGCCCCGCCTCTTCATAGTCACGGATCAGCTTGAACGGCACTTGCGCGCAGCCCTGAGAGATGGCGCGCATACAGGCCAGCGCAGCAGACACCCGGAAAGCGGCCTGCAGGTTCACGCTCGGGCCGGCTTTCGACTTGGCGCCGCCGTCCATGAGCTTCACCCACTGCTCCCAGACGGTGCTCGCGCCCTTCTGCTCGGCCACGACGCGCGAAAGGAACCCCATTACTTGCCACCCTTCGCAGCCATCCAGCCGACAGCCAGCAGGAACAGGCCGCCCACGATCCAGCCCGCGGGCACATAGATCAGGCCGGCGCCGAACGAAACCGCTCCAGCACCGCCGACCAGCAGCGCATCGGGCACCAGGCCACCGGCCCGCGCAGCGAGCGCCTTCAGTTTTGCTTTGTTCATGCTGCGGTTTCCCAAAATGACTTTTCGGTCACGGCTGCGGTTGTGACAAGGCCAGCGGCCATTACGGCTGCAACTGCGAGGTCAATCCGGCCCACGGCCTTTTCTTTGCTTAACTTGCGGTTCTCAGCCGCGTCCTGCTCGATCACTGAATTGCCGATGCAGTAAGTGAGAACCTTGTGGCCGGGGTGGACAAGTTCCCCGTTTAGCAGCATTCGCTCAAACTGCTCAACCGCCGGGCTCATGTCTTTATAGCCCTGCCCAAATGGGCGCATCGTCGGTAGCGTGATCCCGTCATCGCTCGCCAGAGACAAGAGGTCTTCAATGCGCCAGCGGTCGTAGGCGACTTCCATCACCTCGAAAAAGTCGCACAGTCCAGACAACCGCTGAAGAATCACGCGCTTGCTGATCGCGCGACCTGGCGTGGTATCAAGCAACCCTTCGGCTCTCCATTGAACCCAAGGAACCCGGTCACTGTCGGCCTTGCGCTGCAAATCGACTTCGGGCAACCATGCATAGGGAACAATTTTCCAGGGCTCACCCTCTGCAACTGGCTCCACCAGGAAAACCAAGCCGGTCAGGTCGGTCGTGCTGGAAAGGTCAAGACCGGCCACCGCGCGTCGGCCTCGCAGGCTTTCTATGTCGTATTCGCGCTCAGCGCCCTTCCATACCTCATGACTGATCCACGGCGATTCGACATCGGTCCACTGGCAGAAATTCAGCCTACGGACAATCGCCTCCTTGGAAGGCATGCCCTTTGCCTCGACTACCTGCTCCCGGATGTACTTCACGCCTGGGAGGTCGGCGTCCTGTAGCGAAGGATTCGCCTTCGGCCAGCACGTTTCGTCGGCAAACGGGTCATCGCTTTCGTCTAGCCCGCAGACAAAAGGGAAAAACGCGTCGTCAACCACCTCGCCGGCCGCCACCTTGGCGCCGTATTCGTGATACCCCCAGCATGGCCCCATCCGGCTATGCCCGGCATTGGTGATCATGAAAATGAGTGCCTGCCGGCGCGACTTCGTACCGGCCCGCATCATTTCGACTACGGTATTCGTCTTGTGCTCGTGCAGTTCGTCAATCAGCCCGATATGGGGCCGTGGGCCGCTTTGCCCGTCGTCACTGCTGATAGGCCGGAAAAACGCGCCCTGAGCCATGTAGGCAAGGTTCCAGCACCTTTCCCCGGTGCCGCTCTTTGTCAGGCGCTTGGAAAGCTCAGGCGATTGATCCACCATCGCAACGGCGTCACGGAACAGGATCATGGCTTGATCCTTTTTCGTGGCGGCGCTGTAAACCTCCGCGCGTGGCTCGTTGTCGGCCACCAGCCCCTTCATGCCGATACCGGCGGCCAGGGGGGACTTGCCGGAACCCTTCGCGGTTTCAACGTAGGCGTTGCGGAAGCGCCGGTAGCCGTCCACGCCCTTCCAGCCGAACAGGGAACCTACTACGAATTTCTGCCACGGCAGCAGCTCGAAGGGCTTGCCCTCGAAGTCGCCGCCGTTCAGCTTCAGCACGTCGGCATAGAACCCCTGCGCCTTTTCCGATTCCTCGACATTCCACACCAGCCCGCGCTTGTGTCCGTCTTCAATATCCCGCAGGTGCCTGGCGCACTGGCCGCGCACATGCGGGCCTGCAATGCGCTTGCCCGATACGACTTCCTGCGCGTACTGCGTAGCCGCGTCAGAAATAGCGGGCGGCGCGGTCTTCTTGCTTCTGGTCATCAGGTGTCGCGGTGACGCGGGAACGCGCCGAAGGGGTCATGCCGAACTCGGCGGCATAGCGCACCATGTCGGCCTTGGCCTTGTTTGCGATCCCGACGAGCGGGTTTTGTATGGCATTGCCGCTGGTGGTTTTAATCATCAGCGCGGCGTTCAATTCATCTTTAGCGGCCATCCGGTTGATGGCCCGCTCGGCCTGCGCCCAGCGCCCGTATGCGGCGCAATAGGCGGCAAGCGCTGCCCGGTCTAGCTCCGTCATCAGGCCAGCGGCATAAAGCGCACTGCACACCCGGCCCCATTCCACCTTTGCGTCGTCGCACAGGAAGGCGGGCGGCGTTGGCTCGGACAGGGCGACAACGGCCTCGGCCTTGTTGACGGCGCGTTTACCGGGGTTGCCCTTCACCAG